ACGTGACGAAATGTTCTACCGTCGCCAAGCAGACAACTACGCCGCTCTTGAACGCAATACACAAAAGTTAATTAGTGCGTTTACTATGTTAGAAGACAAGTTGTCAGGAATCATTGGTGCCCGCATCAGTAGCCGAAACAACCCGTTTTTAAAAATTGGAAAAAACCTATTAGGTCTTGGCTTAATAGGAGGGGGTGCCGCATTTACAGCACTTACTGGGGGTGCAGGCGGAGTACTTGGTGGTGGAATAGCAGTTGGTGCTGGCACTAAATTACTTGGAGACGGAACTGCTAATAAAAGTGATTCTAAATCTCCTACTGTTTCAGGTAGTTCAAGCAAAGGTAAGTTTGCACAGTTAGAAAAACGAGATACGTTTTCTAAACTAAATCCTAAGTTTAAAGAACGCTTGCTTAAGATGATGGCTGATAACCCCAACGTAGGTATTGGTAATGGTTATCGTTCAAGTTCCGAACAGCGCAGTATGTTCCTTAGTCGTTACAGCCGTACTACTGAAGATACAGGTACATATTGGAACGGTTCATTCTGGAAAAAGCACAGCGGACCAGATGCTGCTCCTCCCGGAATGTCCATGCACGAAATTGGTCTAGCGGCTGACCTCACAGGTGACCTTGATTGGGTTCAAAAGAATGCGGCTAAATATGGATTGCAAACTTTTGCAAATGTCAACGACGAACCTTGGCACGTACAGCCAGCCGAACTTCCTAGAGGCCGTAGTGAATACGAAAAGAAAAACTCTCCTTGGGGCACAATCGCCGGGGGTAGCCAATATGACCCCGAATCAAAGTTCAACGGAAACCCTGATGTGCAAGGAGACCGTTCATCTAGTGCTAGAGGCATTGCAAAACAATCCGTAGAGTCTTACGGGCAAATGTCTATTGCAGAAAGCATTGCTGCCTCTAGGCAGGCAAATCAAGATTTGTTGGGTACCCAAGGTGGAGGAATGGGTAGAACTAAATCTGTTTCTTCGGTAGCAATATCAAGTAACACAAAAGCCTCAGATAGTGGGTATTCATCTCAAAAAGTACCTTCGTCGGGAATGACTACAAGAAATCATAAAGTTTGGGGTTCTTACCAAATCCCTAAACGTCGTTTTACACGGGCAGACTGGGATGCTATTGCTCAAGTAGAAACTAAGAAAAACTGGAAGTTTGTTAATGGTTCCAAAGTGTTCCGTGGTGGTTTAGCCATGCATAACAAGGTGTGGGATTTCTATGGCGGTAGAGAATTTGCTCGCTGGGCAGAACGAGCCACACCAGAAGAACAAATTAAAATTGCAGAACGATCATCATTTGATGGGTACACCGATCCTAAAACAGGAAAGTTTAAACCAGCAGCGGGCATTGGTGGTTTTGAATCAGTAGCCAAAAATGCAATCAAATGGCCTAACATTAAAACAGGCGACGGTGCTCCTACCTCTACTCCCGTACGCTCAGGTGGGTCTGTGCGTATTGAAGGCGGAAGCAATATTACAATTGCGCCTACTATCTATATCCAATCAGCAGGTAACAACTCTGCCGATGCACAACGTGCCGCTAAAGAAGTATCCAATATGATGGTTAGAGAAATTAAAATCGCAGCAATGAGGAACACCTAATGGCAGAGCGCTATGCAACCAATCAGTTTTACAACCTTGATTCTTTTGAACCGTTTAGCAGTGCGTTGTCTCAAAATAGTGCGGCAACTGATAACCCCCCATTTTTATACCCTTCAAATAATTTAAGAAACCCAACAACAGGCAATAGTACTCCTATTCAACGTGGGTACATCCGAATGATGAGCGAGTTACTTGGCAGTGACTACGAAACACTTAGTCGCCGTCGTTTACATTTTCAGTTTAACCCTGACAGCATTACCCGTTCAGTGTCTGCCCGAAATGATATTCAATTATGGATGAACATGGACCCTGCTCAAATGACGCAACCTGTTCCGGGTGACGCTAACTTTGCTTTTGAATTATTGTTTAACCGAGAAGCAGAAGTATATTCTGGTACATACGCTTCAGGTACTGCAACAAATGTTGGCACCCCTTTTATATCCGCAGGTGGGCGGACAGCAATATCATCAAACATTCCTGCAACTCTCCCAATAGATGGTGACAGCACATTAGGTCAATACAGTGTTACAGACATTGGTGTTCTTGCAGACTTAATTGTTTTTGATGAATTAATTGGTCAAGGTCTTAACTCTCAACTTATTGAAGCAATGATTGATCGGGCGGAAACTGGTGCGGCTTACAGAAACGCACAAGAAGCAAAAGCAGCAGATGCAACAAAAGATGACGAAGACAAAACAACCACAGCCACTACGGTTGCTTTTAACCGTACAGATACTGAAAATGCGTTGTCGGCAAACTGGGGTAACTCTGCGTTTCTTATCTCACAACCAATCCGTGTAGTTCTTTCATCATTGTTTATTGTAGAAGGCTATGTAACTTCTACAAGTGTAATGTTTAATAAGTTCACGCCAACAATGGTTCCCGTACAAGCAACAGTGGGCATTCAGATGCAGGCTATGTACATGGGGTTTGGAAAGAAAGATACTTTCTTTACTAAAGCCTTTGCAAGCAATGAAGAAAAAGTTAAAGAAGGTGTAGAGGCAGGTCGTACAGAAATACAAGCGTTGGGGAATATTGGGGCTACTCTTTTTAAAAAAATAGAAAACCCAGACAACAACTTTACCGTACAGCCTAAATACTTTTTTGATAAAGACAAAGAAGTACAAGACATTTGGGTGCGCTTTTTAGCAAACGATAATTTACGTGATGAAATAAGTGACAAAGGCAGTATTACAAAAGTAACAGTAACTGCAAATATAGAAATAAAATATAAAGGAAACAGTTCTAGTATCCCTGCTGAGGTTACCTATGAAGTTGGCGATACTGTTTTTTCTAAATCAGCCGCATACGATCTTGACACCTCTCAATTAAATAATAAAAAACGAGAACCGTGGGATACCGCAAAGTTTAAAATAGAAAAAGACCAAGAACCCGCACAAGAAACTTTAGATAAAACTAGTACTTCTAAGTATCAGTTCATTGTTACATACACAACAATGATAGAAGGAACAGAAGGAGGGGCTGTGGATTGTGCACAAGTAATTAAAATTGATAAAGAAGTTAGTTGGACTAGTAATATTAAAATGGGTAGTGATGCTACTCTTCATAGTGAATACTACGAAGGAGCAAAAAACCCACCAAGAGCAGGAGGTTTATAATGCTGTCCTCATCTTCCCGCTACACCACTACGTCTGCTGAAAAAGATGGTGCAACCGTAGTCATTGCCGTTCGCAAAGCCACATCTGCTGTGCAATACAGCACCTACACCGCACGAGACGGTGACTCCTTTATAAACATTGCTACCCGTTTGTTTGGGGACCCTTCACAATATTGGCGTATTGCAGACATTAACCCGCAACTTAAGTTTCCCGATTTGCTACCCGCTGGGCAAACTATTAGGATTCCTAAATGATTTTTAAGAGTTCCTTTGCTGGTTCTCCTGATGTGTCTGTAATAATCAGTGGGGCGTCGGTTGACTACACGACTATTACGTCTGTGTCTGTTGACGTTAGCGAACACGCCCACGATGTTGCCATCCTCACTTTTAATGGACTTGTACCTAAAGCCATCACAGATTACGTAGGTGCTCCAGTGTTCATTTCTATAGCCACTAGCCCTGCGGCTATTTGTTCTTTCTATGGGTATGTTGCGTACAACAGCCCCCAATCACACTCCCGTGCTGGGCTTGTAAACAACAGCCCATTCCAAACCGCAGAAGTTGTTTGCTTTGGAGCGAGTTATGAAATGAAGTCCACTAAGAACAAAGCGTGGACTAACGCCACTATTCCTTCTATTGTTGATGAACTTGCTATGGCGTACAGCATGTCTTATTCAGTTCCAGAAGACCACTTTACTTGGTCTCGCATTGTACAAACTAAACAATCGGACTGGGCGTTGCTGTCTAGCGTTGTGTCTTCTTTAGGTTATGGGCTGACCATAAATGGTACCCACATCCATGTCTACGATCCTTACAAAGCAATTGCTCGCCAACTCCCTTACATTGAACTAAAGACAGTTAGAGGCGCTCAAGGAAGTCCTCAGTATGTTCCCGGTGCGTTAATGGAGTTTAATGGCACCTTTGGAGACATCACCCCAGATGGGTCGTCTAACAAGTTTGAATTTGTAGGTATAGACAACGCAGGTAATGTTATCAAAACAGATACCGATGACATGTGGTCTGAACTGGGTGAGCGTGTACCTTCTCGGTTTACTGATCAAATAACTACTAATGTTTCGTCTATTGACATGCTTTCTCGTTTTGCTAAAGCAAAGAAAAAGAATACATACCCATACAACGCTGTAGCGATTACTACTGGCATTGCTGAAGCACTCCCCGGATCTGTTGCCAAACTGGACAACTACGACTCAAACTTTGATGGGTACTGGTTGGTTCGTGGTGTTAAACATACGGTAACTCGTTCCAACTTTGTTACGGAACTTAAGTTATCCACAGACAGCACAAGTAAATCTAAGCCAACGGTAAACCCAAGTGCGGTATATAACTTGCCTCCTCTACCCCGTCTAAACACAAGTGACCGTTGGGAAGCATCAATGGAGTACAACAATGTCTACGTGTGACCC